AATACGGTCACGTACCAATTGACCATTTACACAATAGTCAGCGGCAATGTTAAAGATGCGTGGATTGCGGCCTTCACGACGTCCCATGTGATCAAACACATTGTGGAGAATTTCGTGTGCAATAACAAACTCAACTTGTTTAACTGTAAGTGGAGTAAAAAATGCACGGTTGAAATAAATGGTGCGTCCGTCTGTTGCGGCAGTGCCCATCCACTCAGTACCTTCTTCGATTTTCAAACGGGTAGCCATGTTGCCAAAGAATGGATGGCGAAGTAATAGGCCCACACGGGCTATAATAATTTTGTCGATAATTGGATCTACGTGTGACATATTTGCTCCTAATGTTTGCTGTATGTATATAGTATAACACCACCCGAAGGTGGTGTCAAATAGTGCTAAACCAAATTAGTTCTTGTCAGTTGCTGCCGCAATGTATTTGCCAAACTTAGCATGGAACTTGTCAAAACATTCAATCTCATCTGGGTCCAGCGGCAATTTGTAAGTACTCAGTGCCAACTTAGTTCCCATGATAACCAATTCTGTTTCAAAGTTATCCATAATAAACTGGAAGAAGTTGTTGACTTGTTCGTTCCAATTCTTGGCCTTTTTATCGCAGGAATCTTTCAATTCGTAGCACAGAGACACAGTCAAAGAGTACATGGCCGAAATTTCTTTTGACTCCATTTTCTTAACCTTGCCATTCAAAATGTCTGTAGGGTTAGGCATTTTGCTGGCATGTTTACGATGTGCCATGAACTTAATAGCCAATCCTTCACCAACTGAACCACTTACCAAATCAGTCAATGTTTCGTTATCGCAGTCATCGTCGTGCAACAACTCGGAAACAAACGACCAGCTACGTGGAGTAGCAAAGGCACGTGAGCTGGACTTTGGATCAAAGTCGTACAAGTCCTTTTTAGAGAAACTTAAGAAACCAACCACATCTTTATGCACCTTGTTTTCAGCGGCCCACTCAAAGTAGTCATCCCACTCAACAGTCATTTCCAAGTGAACAAAACGGTTTGCCAGCGGAGCAGGCATACGGAATGTGACACCTTTGTCAGTTTCGCGATTACCAGCCGCAACCATTACAACATTGTCGGGCAAGCGATAAGTGCCAACACGACGATTCAAAATCAACTGATAAGCCGCTGCCTGTACGCTGGGAGCCGCACTGTTCATTTCGTCCAAGAACAGCACAATCTTCTTGTGCTTTTTGGCAAACTCTTCATCAGGCAATTCGCTGGGAGGTGCCCAAACCATTTTATTGACATTGGAATCAAAGTAAGGAATACCTTTAATGTCAGTAGGTTCCCACAGGCTCAAACGAACATCAATAACGTGAGCGTCAAGTTCTTCGCCCAATTGTTTAATAATATCAGACTTACCAATTCCTGGGGGGCCCCAGATAAAGATTGGACGCTGATTTTTAAAAGCCTTACGCAAAGACTTTTTAGCATTTTTTGGGCCAACGGTGCGGCTAAGGATCTCGCTCATATATTTCCTATCTTAGTTTAAAAAGTGTTGTTGAACTAACGCTGTCTATGTATGTATTATACAGCGGAATAGGAAGAGAGTCAAGTGTTTTTTAAGAAGTTTTTGCCAACTTTAGCCAAAACTTATAGTTCTTTTTGGCGTTCGGTCATGGCTTTAACCAAACCAAATTTACGGATATCGTCCGAAAACAGCATCAATTCAAACCCTTTTTTCTCAGCAAAAACAGTGATACTTTGATTAGTAAGGTAATAGGGACAATCCACGTACCTCTCCAAAAAGATAATGGTTTGCGGGCTAAGTTCAATTGGTTCGGTAAATGGAATTTCGTATTCTTTGAGTTCTAATTCTTTAACCAAAAACTCATAACCTTCGTCACTTAGGCGGAATGCATTTGGTTTATTGACGCGATTGGATTGCCACCATTTGTGACTGTACAAGTTTATATTAGCATCATCTGTACTCTTACCCCATTGTTGTAAAAATATCTTAGTCAATGCAGTTCTTGTTATCATTTAATAATGGTGCCACTTGTTAGCTTAACAACTTGAAAATCGGTTGTTCCAAACGTTAGGTTCATTTTTTTAGCAAGATTTCTAGCATGTCCAGGATTACTAAAACTAACTTTCTTATATTTAGGTCCAGGATAGCTTGTTAGGCTATTAAACGATTTTAAGTTAAAAGGCTCGTTCTTATAGAAAACTGCCCAAATGGCTTCTGCCTCTAAAACTTGCTCGGCTTTATAGGTTTTTTTGTTAGTGTACTCTAAAAGTACTTTGGGTTTTGGTCTCGACATGATATGCGTATCCCGTTAATATACGCATATATTTATCCTTATTTTGACTCGTCAAACCCACCGCCATCCATTTGTACATTTATCACTTCTGTGGCAGAATTGCTTTTAACCGCATTATAAACAGTTTCTAAGTCACGATTCAACTTGTCCAGCACTTCAGTTAGCGTTAAACTCAGTAATCGTGCCTGTTGGATAGATAACTTAACTTCTTTTTGCTGACCCAATTCAGCCGCTCTTACTGCTTGGGTAAACTGTGCAATAGGGCTTGTATTAATCAGATTTTGCATTGGTAAGTATTGCCTTCATTTCAAATTTATCTTTGAACGGACCCTTGTAAGGATATCGTTCGATTGTGATTGCTTTTGGGCAAAAACTCTTTACCCATCCTTTGTTAAATTTAATAACATAGTATCCTGCACAATATAGACTCTTGCTTTGTTCGCTTTTGGTAAACAAGGGCAATTTACGTCTAACATCATACATGCTATTATATGGAGAACACAGTGTCGGATACCCGTGGCATTCATGCACTTCTTCCACAGCAGTTACTTTGATTTTGTTATTCTTCAAAAAGAAGTTGCTACCAAAGTGTTTGGTCAAGTCCTCTTTCTTGTTAAACATAACTTCACCTTTGGTGCTACTGAGAACAAATTTATTGTTTTCTTTCTTATGTAGAGTAGCAATCTTGGTACCGTCTTGTTCGACAATCCAAAACTTACCATCTACAATAGGCTTTGCGTGTATCTCTGTCATTCTTTTTCCTCTGTTGGAAACGGCCACGGTGCAAAAGATGCTTTAAGTTCTGCACTAGTTGGACGTTTTGCTAATTCTATATTTTCTATAATAATAGTACCATCATCTTCGCATAAGCTAACTTGAAATGGTGCGTATACAAGTACAGAAGTATCTTCTTCTTGCCAATCATGTTCGCCGTCAAACAACCAACCTGCCCCGCCTTCGTAGTAGGCTTCACGGATAGCTTCTTGTTCTTCTTCGGTAATATCTTCGCTAAATTCTATTTCAATATTGATACTGTCATCAAACTCACAACCCCAGCCAGGTTCGGATTTAGCATAGACAACATTGCTATCTGTGTATGGCAAGTTGCAGTCCATATCTTCTTCGATGAAACCTTGTCCCCATCGAAATGTTTCGTCAAGATTGAACCAGCTTATGCTACCGTCTTTGTTATGACGGTACATTTCTACATGATAAACAATACTTTTCTTTTCAAGTGGTTTAATTAGATATACTTTAGACATATTAATTTGCCTCAAATAAATTTATTGCCGCGTGTGTAAGCGGATATCTTGCCTGGAAAGGTTCGGCATATGATTGAATGTTATCTGCAATCTTTTTCATATCATAACTATTACAGAATTTAAGCATACGGATACCAACTTGGTCTACAGTTTTAGGCACTGCATGAGTTGCGATGGTTTCACGGATATGTTCTTTAATGTCATCGGGTTGTGCAGTCAAATCGCATAACTGTACATTGCGTTGATAATCTTCTAATACTCTGTGTTCTTCGCCATTGTGGTCAACCCAACGTTGCAACATGAGATTGTTCCACGCATATCCGCGGCTTTTACGGTCTTCGAACGCTTCAGTAAGCCCAACTTTGTTTTTAGAACCTTTAGTACGCACACCTGGATACGCCGAGAACACATTATCACTGGTATCACCACGCATACATTTCTCAAACAGCATCCATTGTGGATCTTGTGCGGCTTTAGGCTCACCTGTCTTTTTGTCTTTAACGGGTTTACCCTTGGCATCAAATGAGCCTTCGTGTGTGATATGCAAATCGCCTACACCATTATATTGGCTAACATTATGTGTAATCAACTGTGCAAAATCTCCGTCTGTACTAATGATCACATGTTTGTCGTTTGGATGTGCTTGTACCCAACCTGCAATCAAATCATCTGCTTCCAGCCTGGGATGTTGCATTACTGTGCAGTTGGTTTTCTCTGCCACAAAGTTTTTAAACTCGTCAAATGCTTCCCAGAAGATCTTTTCTTCTTCTGCTTCCTTGGCAGTATGTGCCGCACGTACAGCAGTGCGATTGGCCTTATACGGAGTATAAAAATCTTTACGCCACGAGCGACCTTCGAGACAGAACACCACATGAGTGCCACCAAAGTCTTTCCATGCTTTCTTGATACTGTTAAATGTAATATGAAATGCCATGCCAAGTTTAATATCGGCAGCACCCTGTACCACGTGTCTAGCACGAAAAAATGTGTTAGCAGTATCAACAATAATATATGTCATTCGATTTCCGATTTGCCACCAGGCAATTTTCTTACATTGATATAACCAGCACCACGAGTAGTATCTTGACCTTCGTCGGCTAGCACGTTTCGGGCCAGGTCTTTGAACCAGCGATCCACAATTTCTTCATCTGGATCACCATCATAGCCATAGCCTTCTTTCTTTAATTGTACTACAAACTCGGCGTTCCAGTCAAGCTCAAAAAAGCCATTTCTAATATTATCTTTATTGACATGCGTATCCAAAACAGCAACCCAGGGTTCTCCTTTGGCAGTTGCACGTTCCTTTGGAGTCATTTTGGCCTTTGCCTCGGCCGCCCGTGCATCTTCAGCTTCTTTTAAATGTTTGGCAGTTTCATCTACAGTTG